TGTGACTTTGCCAAGCCGCTTAATCCGCTTAATTGATGATAAAGTTGGGAAAGATAAGGTTTATAAGTCTAGATCTGCTTTTTTAGCTGCAGGAGCTGAGAGGCTTTTGCGTGCTTGAGTTAGAGAGTTAATTTGAAAAGATCCCGCCATTTGGCGGGTTTTTTTATGAGGTAAATATGTCAGAACAATACCCTGGCGCAGAACCACTTGTGGATGATCGTCATGAGTTGTTCTGTCATGAATATTTAATTGATCTTAGTATCAAGAATGCAGCGGCACGGGCCGGATTTAGTGAAAGAAGTGCTCGTCAACATGGTTGGGTGGTTTTTAATCGTCCGGAAGTTAAAGAGCGGATTGCTTTTCTGCGTGAAGAGCGAAATCGAGAGCTTGGATTAGATAGCTATTATGTATTGAAAAACCTCAAATCTATAGCTGAAAGATGCATGCAAGCCGAGGCGGTCGTGGATCGTGAAGGCTCGCCAATCGTTCAGGTAGATGAAGAGGGTAATCTAGCGGCTATCTATAAATTTGAACATTCGGGAGCGAATAAAGCTCTTGAGCTTATTGGCAAACACATAGGCATGTTTGTCGAACAGAAGAAAATTAGTGTTGAAGTTGATCTTATGTCAGAACTGATCGATGAGCTAAGCGAGGAGTAATTTAAGGAGTCGCAAATGGTAAAAATGACTTTTGCGGAACTTAAAGAAAAGCTTAAAGACAAGTTTTGGCGACTCAACCACCTTTACTACATTAAGGACAAAAACGGCAAGAAAGTTAAGTTCAAGATGACAAGAGAGCAGCTTGAATATTACGAAAATATGCACAGCCGTAATGTAATTTTAAAAGCCCGTCAGCTTGGTTTCACTACTGAAAAATGCATCATGCAGTTAGATACTGCAATTTTTGAAAATAAGCAATGTGCCATGATTGCTCACAAACTGAGCGATGCTCAACGCTTATTTCGAGAGAAGGTCAAATATGCCTATGAGCATTTACCGAAGCTGATCCAAAAAGCCAATCCGGTTGAGAAGATGACTACAGAGGAATTGGTTTTTACCAAAGGTGGCTCTGTATCAGTTTCAACCTCATTTCGTGGTGGAACACTTAAAAGCCTGCATGTTTCAGAGTTTGGAAAAATCTGTGCAAAGTTTCCAGACAAAGCTCGCGAGATTGTAACGGGTGCCTTTGAAGCCGTGCCTTTGGGTGGTGTGATTACGCTAGAGTCTACTGCTGAAGGTCGGGCAGGATATTTTTTTGATTACTGCCAAGAGGCTGAAAAACTACAGCTGCAAGGAAGAACACTCAATGTTCTAGAGTGGAAGTTCTTTTTCTTCTCATGGTGGAAGAACGCAGAATACGCGATTCCTGCGACTGATCCATTACCAGACCGACTGACTGAGTACTTCAAAACGCTTCAATCAAAGCATGGCATCTCGACCACGTCTGAGCAGCAGGCATGGTACTGGTCTAAAGAGAAAACGCTTGGAGATGATATTAAGCGTGAGTACCCATCTATACCAGAAGAAGCATTTCAGCAATCAGTGGAAGGTGCATACTACGCCAAGCAATTTAAACAGCTTTATGCACAGCAGCGTATTGGGGAGCTACCTGATAACAGTCATCAGCCAGTCTATACATTTTGGGATATTGGTGTAGGTGACTCAACTGCAATCTGGTTTATGCGAAAAGTTGGTGAACAATTCCATTTCATTGACTATTACGAGAACTCAGGCGAAGGCTTGCGGCACTACATGACGATTCTGAAGCAAAAGGGCTACAACTATGATCCACGCGGACATTATGGCCCACATGACATGCAGAATAAAGAGTTCGGCAGTGATGCAAAAAGCCGCTACGACTTGGCAAAGGAAGGTTATGAGATTGATGGTAAAACTTACTCTATCAACTTCAATATCGTACCTAGAGGTGGTGTGGATGATGGCATTGAAGCAGTCCGTGAAATTCTACCTTATTGTGCATTTGATGAGTCAAAGTGCGAAGAAGGCATATCTCATTTAGAAAATTACCGCAAAGAGTGGGATGACAAGAAAGGCTGCTGGAAAGACAAGCCACTTCATGATCATACATCACATGGTGCCGATGCTTTTAGATACTTTGCTGTCAGCATGAGCAAGAAAAAGCGTGCACGAACAATCAACTTACGGACGACTTACTAATGTCAGTAGATACAAAACATAAAGATTATGCAGACATCAAGAAGCGCTGGAAAACGGTTGAAGATGTTTGTGCTGGGGCCTACGCAATGAAGCAGGGTCGGGAAAACTATCTCCCTAAGCCGAATGCGAGTGATGATACGCTTGAAAACAATGCCCGGTATGATGCTTATCTAACCCGGGCTGTTTTTTTTGAAGTCACCAAAGATACACTGCAAAAACTGATTGGGATTGCATTTGCTGAAGATCCAGCATTCGATCCAGACGGCATGGACTTCTTGGCAAGTAATGCAGATGGATCAGGAAAATCCCTGTTTCAGCTGAATCAGACTGCACTGGAAGGTTTGCTTAAAAAAGGCCGTGGCGGTTTCTTTGTGGACTATCCTAAGACTGAGGGCAGCACTTCACTGGCAGATGTGGAGAAGCTGGGTATTCGCCCAACTGTAATTTACTACAAGGCTGAAAATATCCTGAACTGGCGTGTGAAGCGTGTTGGTTCACTCTATAAAACGTCTTTGGTGGTTTTAGCTGAGAAAGATACTATTGTTGATCCGCTGAATGAATTTAGTCTTAAAGAGATCAAGGTTTACCGCGTACTGCGTCTGGACGACAATAACGAATACTGCGTGCAAACTTATTCAGACCGTACCGGGAATCTGGCAGCAGACACTGAGCCTTATTATCCCACTCAAGCCAACAAACAACGATGGAATGAAATTCCGTTTCAACCGCTCGGTTCATTCTCGAATGATTGGGCAATGGACAATATTCCGCTTGAATCTTTAGCGCTGATGAACATTGCTCATTATCACAACTCTGCGGAGTATGAGAACAGTGTGTTTTATGCAGGGCAGGTTCAGCCAGTCATGACCGAACTGGATTCTGAATGGCGAGACTGGTTGCAAGAAAAAGGGGTTCGGTTGGGTTCGGGCAATGTTCTGATGCTGCCCGTGGGTGGGAAGTTTGATTTCGTTCAGCCTGATGAGCGCACTTTGGCCAAGTCAGCCATGGAAGCCAAAGAGAAATACATGGCCTCATTGGGTGCCAAGCTGCTTGAAGAAAACCAGGTGGTGAAGACTGCAACTCAATCAAACAATGAAGCCTTGTCACAGTACAGTGTTCTATCACTTTGTGTGGCCAACCTGAATGAAGCTGCTGAAAATGTATTGCACTGGTGTGCCATGTACTTTGGTGCAGGTGATAAAGCCAAGTTCAGCATCAAACAGGACTTTGCACGCGGTAAGCTCAGCACTGAAGATCTGAAGTTCTACTTTGAACAGGTGCTGCAAGGCAAAATGAGTATGCGGACATTCCATGAACTGCGTACTACCGGCAAAGTTCCAGAAGTCGATTTTGATGAAGAGCAGCTTCGAATTGAGCAGGAAAATGAAGGTAAAGCTGCTCTGCCAGTTGAGTAATCGTTATGAATCAACAAGTGTCTATGCTGGATGCTCTCACCCAGCATCAGGCCTACTTGCAGCGTGCCAGTACACAAGCTGTAAATGAAGTGCTCAAGCCATTTAACAGCAATTCAAACCGGATGCTATCTGAGCTGCGAGACTTGCTTGATGAGCTGTCAGAAAGTGAGAAAAGTGCTTTAGCTGGAGGCCAATATACAACGCCAGCATTGCGTGAGATTCGGGACCTGATTAGTGACTGGTTTACTGCATTAAATGCTACGCTGCCTGAAGTCTTTGCGGCATCTGCTGTAGCCTTGGCGGTTTATGAGGCCCAGTATATTTACAAGCTGATGGATGAAACGGTTCAGGACGTAGACGGTGAAAAGCTGCTTAAGGCTGCCAAGAAAACACCGTTTGCAGGTGGAAATCTGTTAGACCAAATGTTCTCAAAGATCAGTGCTGATACGCGAGCCAGAGTGGAGTACACCATTCGCGATGGTATTGCTCAGGGTCAGACCAATCAGCAGATCATACAGCGCATCAAAGGTCGTAAGGCTGTGGATTATCAGGGCGGTATTTTAAACCAGTCCAGGCAGTCCATTGATGCGATTGTAAGGACTGCGAGAAGTCATATTTCGAATATCTCTTATAGCGAGATGTGGAAGGCTTTGGGATTTGAGCATGTGAAATTCGTAGCCACTTTAGACGGACGCACCTCTAAGACCTGTGCCAGTCTGGATTCTATTATCTATCCGGCTGATGGTTCATATCCCAGACCTCCACTGCATCCACGCTGTCGTAGTTCAATTGTGGGCTGCAATGCTGATGGTGAAACAATAGGGAAACGGCCTTTTGTTGCTGATGATCGACCTGTAAAGAATATTCCAAAAGATGAGCGGAGCGGCAAGATCGGGCAAGTTGATTCTAATACTTCCTATGCAAAATGGTTCAGTAATCAATCTGCTGACTTTCAAAAAGAATGGCTTGGACCTAAGCGATATGAACTCTATAAACAGGGTAAGTATTCAATAGACAAGTTTGTTGACCCGCAAGGCAAGCCGTACACATTGGCAGAGCTTGAAGCACTGGATCAGACAACATTTAAGGAGTTGGGATTGTAGTAATCACATTGGTTTGCATTAAAGAATGATGTAATTTAAGTTAATTTCATTTTTTTGGGTGTAATTTTGAGAAAGTCAACGCCAGTAATCGATTACTCAGAGCTTGAATTTGGATTTCGAGATGATGATTATGAAATCGAACAAATGATGCATGATACGATTCAAAATTTGCAGAATGCAAAGAAGTGGTTGTACCTCGGCGCCGATATTAGTAACCCAGAATGGGTTAAAATAGGTATTACGGCTGGAGATTTAAGGTCGAGATCATATAGCTCAGCTAATCCCAACTACTACATCTTTTGTGCGTTTCAATTTGACTACAAGGTCACTATAGAAGAGATGAGAAAAGTTGAGATGGAAATACACTATAAGTTTGATCAAGATTTTAGGCAAATGTATGGTCATTCAAGAAGGCTACCGCACTATGAGTCAAGGAGGCTTTCAGAATGTTATTGGCCAGTAGACTTTTTATATGTTTTTGAAAAATTGCATTCTGAGTTATTTCATAACTATGGTCTTTATTTTCCTAAAATTGGCTATGAGAATGAAATTGGTGATGAAGATGGGGAAACTGTATATTGCGAATTTAGTCCAACTATAGATCAGACCCGAAAACAATATTTACTCAATAGTTTAAAACAGTGGTAACACTTTAGAAATTTCAAAATAGAGCACCCAACCGGGTGCTTTTTTTATGCCTGCAGTTTGTGACTGCACAACGCTCGGAGAGCACAATGTTTGAATATGAACTCGATAGCCTAGAGGGCTT